TCCACAAGTTATGGTCGCCGAACATGGGGAACTCGGATCCAGCCGTCTGATCTGCCCAGCCATAAGCGCGGATCTTAATATCATGGCTGGAGCGCCCCGAAAGCTCCTGCTTCATGCGCTCCCAGTTGTTGTACGGGTTAAGCTCGGTATGATACCAGATGCAGGCATGTCGTCCGTAAAGGTTCTCGGCTTGATAGGGCATCTCGCCCCTTGGGACGGTTAGAACATTGTTATTCGGCAAGAGGGGCGACTTACGGCTGACGGTGACCTTGGCGCTATTGATGTACTCTTTCACGACCTGGGTGTAGCCTTGCACCGGCGTAAAGGTGACGATGAGCTTGCCTGAGCGGGTAACCAAACGGTAGCGAAGGGTCTCAAGCCAGTTCTGCGGGACAAGTTCGTCACACCAGACGTAGTCCACTTCGCCACCTTCGACGACCTTAATGTCCTGGGCGTAGTTAAGAAACCAGATCTGGTTACCCATGTACACAGCCGTATTGTCGCTGAACCCGTTCTTTTGGCTAAAGCTAATCTGCGTATGATTAGTGCGCTTAATGTTGCGAATCTCCGGCGGCAAGTACTTGTAGAAGACGTTCTGCTGGGCAGAGACGCTGGTCATGTGGGTAGTGTGCAGGCACCAGATGCGGATGTTGCGCTTACCGTGGCGCTCCTTTACCCAGTCCGGCGCTTGTCCATTGAGGTCAGTGCCAATGAAGGCTTGGGCCATACGCTTGGCGGCGTACTCTGTTTTTCCTGAGTTGTGATGGTTTATCCCTGCATAACTATAGTTATGATATACTGGAACGGTAAAATCCCAAACAATATCATTGCGTAAATAGGTTGTACGGAATACTATTTCCCTCAATGAGAACCCTACACATCTACCCAGTTGAGAAAATGCGCGAATGGATAGCCGAAGGAAAAACCCAACAATGGATAGGAGAACAACTTGGCATTCCAACGAAGCTAATTCAAAAAGCCTGCAAGAAGCACGGCATAAAGTGTCAGCGAACCGGCCCACGTTCTGGAGAAGGCCACAAGAACTGGAAAGGCCCGGAGAGGACTGGCAAGTCTGGCTACATTCTTGAGTACAGCCCCAATCACCCATCTTGCTTGACGTCAAACTTGATCCGCGCTCAGAAGGCCAACGGAAAGTACTTTCGCAAGAAGACTCATGTGCAAAAGCATCGCCTTGTAATGGAACAAATGCTTGGCCGCTATCTTTCCAGCGAAGAAGTCGTTCACCATAAGAATGGCAACGTCCAAGACAATCGCCCAGAAAACCTAGAGCTTTTCTCGACCAACGCTGAACACCTTGCAGCCACTTTGGTTGGCAAGACGCCGAACTGGACGGAACAGGGTAAAGCTGCGATCCAACAGGCAATAGACCAAGTGGCCGCCATTCGCCGTCAGCACAGAGAAGCAGGTGCGCCGCTGAACAGGCAAACGAAACTCCGTAACTTGTTTCCACTTTGTACAGAGGAGCAGGATCTTTCGTAAATGGCACTTCAGCCTGACAGATAACTTCACGTCCGCTGTCGTCCATAGCCTTTACCCAGAAAGGCTCCGTAATCGCGTCTACACGCTGTTTCTTGCCAGTCTTTGCGTCTGTTAAGATCGTCTCGCCAGCCAGGCATCTGTTCCCACCAAGGACGACGATCTCATTGAAGCGCCCCAAGAGCTTATCGGCATCCGGCCAGTGTGGCAGCTCGTGGCCATACCGCATGGGATCGTTCAGTTCCGCCTTAATCTTGTTCTCCCGCATCAAGAACAGGTCGAGCACCTTCTCCGGGCCAATGTTCTCGATCATCTCCATCCTTTGCCGCTTATTCGGCAATGGAAGCGTTGGATGTTCCTCCAGCTTATAGGCTAAGACTTTCTCGATAATTTCTTGATTTTTTTCATCCATACACGTTGACGTTTTCACTACGATGCTCTATATTCGCTCTGTCGTCAAATAACGACCGTGTACCTTCTGCGAAACCTGAAACATCGGACGCACGAGCGACTAAATGGTTCCAGCCATCCCTCTTGAGCTGGATTAAACATCTGCTTCGGTCTCAAAGTTGCAGAGTACTAGCAGTCACGCCTACGAGAAGGGCAAGAGTTTCCCGAACGGGTAGCCATCACTCACGACTGTAATTGCGAAACGAACGACGACACTTATACGGATCGTTGATCTCATTTTTGTATAGTACTCCCCCAAGATAGGCAGTAATGCTGAGTCTTGGGGGTACTATGCTCACTCGCAACTCTCCTTGCCGGATTGTTTATCTCCTCCGGTGAGCAGCGTTAGCTGCGAGAGTGAGCATCTGGGCGAAGCCTAGTGCGAACGGCAACACGGAGTAAGATCACTAGTGAAGGGGAATATCACTAGTGAGTAAGAACTTCTCCTCAGCTTAAGAACAGATAATCCAGAGTATAGCCAACTCAAACGTGTTAAGCTGCATATCTTGCGCGTTCACCAGACTTAAGCACCACTTAAGCGCGATATGCAAAACATAACCTGCGCTTAACGCGTATATAAGCGACTTAAGCTTACTCTTAAGCTGCTCAAGCTTGTCATATACCGCCAACTTGTCCTTAAGCGTTATCTTATGCATAGTGTCTTGTTCTTAACCCAAATACGTTGACCCTGACGAAAGTTGACGCCCTTCATACCGACAAACACCATATCCTCGACGTCTGTGCGTACCCACCGCTTATTGGGATACAAGTACACGATCGTCTGCTCCATAGACTCGTTATGTATCGGGATGTACTTAGGCTCCGTAACAGGTGACTCTGGTGTCACTGGTGTAGGTTGCTCAACCACCGAGGAATCCTCGGCAGTTGCTTCACAGGCCAGCGTTCCATCCAGCAGGTCGCTACGATAGATACGGCGAATGCCCTTGAAGGCCTTACGCTCGATGTAGTCCACGTCGAGCTTGTACGACAATGGTCGATATGCGCTCCCTAGATGCGCCTTAACAGTCTTTTCGCTTAGTGTGTACTTGGTCATAGTACTGACGACGGTACAGGAAAAGAAACGGCAGCGCAAGCTTACGCCCAACACGGGCCAGCTAACCGGGTGCCTGCTCGACGTGTACCCCCACAGAAACACGTCTATTGCTCCCAGCGGCACAGCATGTACACACGCTGCCACACGCAGGCTAGGCCAAGTTACAAGCGTAGGACAAGAAAAAAGCCCGCTACGTGACCTCTTACACGCAGCGGGCTTAGTGTGGCTAGTGTGCGCCCCTGTGAAGGAGAGATACGCAAGCCAGGATGTCTTGGCGGACGTAGGGGAATGTAGCATGGCGACGGGTGCGCGCAAGTGCGAAGGAAGCCAGTTGGCGAAAAAAAATCTGAGGGGTGCTATGCGTCGCCGTCGCCGTCGTATATCCAGGTCGAACCCCCTCCGCCCCTATCGCCGGTTTTACTCTGTAAAAACCCCATTCCATATGACGTACATTGTGCATCGTTATGGCCAACTTACTCAACCGCAACAGCTTGCAAGGGTGGCTCAAACGTGACGTGCCGGAAGCGCCGCTTTGGTGCTCGGTGAGCTACGTTTGACGGTGCAGATGGGGCGCAGCGGGTGAGCTGGGCGGGCGGAACGCGGGCGCGCGGTGATTGCTTGTGACGTGGCGGCCGTAACGCATTTCCTTCGTGTACGAACTATTTCCCTCACCCTATTGCAACTCACTTGCATCTGCTAACGCAACTCACTTGCATTAGCCCGCTCGCTCCGTCACGTCACCACGTACCACGGTCGCATCGTCCGTGCATCCACCGGACCGCACGCACGCACTAGGCACGTCACTTTTCTTTACCCATCGTCGCTTTTTTGTTGCCATCGTATGTGCGCACGCTATCTTTGCCATCGTTAGTCCAACCTTAACCAACCCACCGACATGAACCCTACCGACATGAACTCACTCGAATACGCTGCATATGTACGACTTGCGCTTTTCTGCCTCATGGGCGGCTGCGCAATCATCACCGCAAGTCTTTGGCTCTCAGTCTATTTCGACTGGCGCAAAGCAAGCCGCAAGTAAGTCTAGGTTCCCACGCTGCGTCTCTACGGGGGCGCAGTAGGAAGCAAAGACGCTCCGTTAAACACACTACAAACAAATACATGAAAGACAAAGCACTACTCTACAGAGTCGAAAACATTTAGACGCTCGAATGCCTGTGGCCGAGACAGCTTATTCGGCAATTCACATCGGCCAAGGAGGCCCGTTTATGGGCTAACCAGCGCCATATTGTCGTGAGCCGCGTGCCGAACTGCGACAGCTAATTCGACCCCACACCGCGCACCTCACGCGCAACCCTGCGCAGACTCGCTAGCAACGTCGCCAGTTGTTTGGCCAACCTAACCTCGCGCACATGAGCTAACTCATACATGCGCCGCCACTTCGCGGCCTCACTCGCATAAAACTCGGCCTCATCCTCTAGAGCCTCGCAGTCCTCGCACATTGCAAGTCGTTCTCTAGCAGCGCGATGCGAACGTGTTGCGCTTGGATGATACGCCAATACCGATCGGTAAGATCGCGCAGGTCGTGTACCTCATTGGCCAGGTCAATCCCGTTCGGTAAAACCACCTTGAAATTTAGAACTTGAATGTCTGATTTACAAGGTTGACCGGCCATCGCATCACTCGTTTTCAATCGCTCCAACATGATCGTCTTGTGCTTTCGGCGGCTTAAGGGCCGCCATGAAAGCGGCAGAGATGTCGTTATTCGTGTGCAGATGCACATGCTGGTGCAGCTGATCCGGCACCTTGTTCTTCTCTAGGTTAGCATACTTGTCCAACGTGATCCCCAGGGCCAGCACAGCGTCCTTGGCGGACATCTCGGGCATCAACTCCATGACCCGCTGAGCAGCGCCGTCGATGACCGACTGTAGTTTGGCCTTCAAGTTCGTATTGAAGTACGCATTTCGGAACTGGCTATCCATGTCCAGCGCCGATACCTTAATCTCATCCACACTCCGCTCGCTGATACCCAGCTGCATGGCTATAGCTCGGCTGTGCTGACCAGTGATGAACAGATCGAGCACCTTCTTCTGTATCTCAGGTGGTATGCCAGCAAGCGCCCCTTGTCCGTTGACCTTCTCCATGACTACGCCTGGCACATGCTTCTCTATCTTCACGCCAGAAAGCCCGGCTAGCTGCCTAGCACGGGACTCTGGACTGCGATAGACTGCGTTGCGCTTCTTGCGCTTGGGTGCCTCGCTCATTCTCGTTCGCTCATAAAGGACAGATCTTCCGCCGTGATACCGTGGATCTCACCAAAGGCGCTTTCCTTGATGGCTTGGAGCTGCATGTAATAGTGGTCCGCCTTGAGCGCAATCTTAAGCTGGATGTCAGCCTCCTGCTCGCGTTCCTTCTCAAGCAGTTCAATCCTAGCCTTCAGACGATCAATTTCTTGCTCGGCTTGAAGTAGCAGCATTTCTGTAGCAATGGCGTGTTCTGGTGTCATTTGTTCTTTGTGTACTCTATACCATGTTGATCAAGCAGCGCATACAGCCGCAATGCTTCGCACTTCCATGTCACCCGTTTAGGCGCAACCTCAATTCCAGCAAGCGCCTTTAACTTGTTTATCGTACCAGCGCCTATGCCATACACGTTCTCGGATGTCGTGAACGACCAGCGTAAGTCCTGCATGTTACTGATGTTGAGCAGTTCGATGTACCGTGCCATCTTGAAGTCGAGGGGCGCAATCCCGCACCGGGCTTCAACCCGGCGTATCCATAACTGACGTTTATTCATTGCTGCCATATTTCTTAAGTTCGTGTAGTAGTATGTGCTTGAACGTCTCGCTGCCATCATTAACCAGCGTGAAGTCCGGGTTGATCCGCTCCTGTTCCGTCTCGGACACATGATCCATCGGGTCTACGCCAAACCGCCTGACTCGGACGACGATGCCGCCATGCTCGCGGATAGCCGCAGCTTCGTTGAGGAAGCGCACGTCGTCGATGACGAGCAGCCTGTCTGGCGGCATGAAGCTCACCCACAACTGCGGGTCATACGCGCGGCCTGCCATGCCTAGGTCTTGCAGAAGCTTGCGCCCACGCTCGTCCTTGTTGCCGTCCCAGCCCATGTAACAGCCAGCAAGCCGCTTAATTTCATACGCAAACGAGAAGAGCCGATAGGCAGGATAGCAATCCTGAACAACCGAAGCTGCGTAGCTCTTGCCTGAGCCAGAAAGCCCAGTGAAGCCAATAATCTTTGGTAGATTCATTTCGCCTCCATTGTTGTCAGTTTATACGCCTGCGCCAGCACAAGGTCAGCGTCGAGCAGTGCAGCACGGTCGCTCACAAACGCCGAGTGAGCATC